CAAAAGGGTGTTGAAGTTAGGAAAAGTATTTAACTCAGGCTTTGAGATGTACGAAAAAAAAATTTAAAAAAGTTTTAAACTGATTTTTAATCTTATTGAGAATGACCATTAACTTTTAGGAGAATAATATGCCAAAAGGAAAACCGTATGGCGGTGGAAGACCTCCAAGAAAACCCGTGAAAAAACCCAGTAAGCCAAAGCCCTATAAGTAATGGCTACTAGAAAACCGAAGGTTGACCCTGATACTTTATTTAATGAAATGTTGACTAGCTTTCTTTCCAAGAGAGTTGTTGATCCCAACCAGAAGTATCAGGATTTCAGGCAAGTGTTTTTTGGATCGGAAGCAGGGCAAAGGGTATTTAATGAAATATTGTCTTGGGGTCATTTCTTTGAGAACAAGGTATTCACGGATAAGAATGGAAAGGTAGATTCTTACAGGGAAGGTTTTTCAAAAGGGGAGAGGAATATATGTATCAAATTGATTTCGGCAACGCATTTTGAACCGAAATCACAACCCCAGAAAACCAACAAGAAAGGTGATTTATGAGCGAAGAAGTGATGGAAGAAACTGCAACAGAAGAAACTCTGGCTGTTGAGGAAGAAAGCACAACAGAAGAGACTGAAGAAAGTAAAGAAGAATCAACTAACTGGAGGGAATTGATTCAGGATGAAAAGCTACGGAAACACGCTGAAAGATTCACTACCCCGGATGCTTTGGTTCAAGCTAATGTGGATTTTCGCCAAAAAGTTTCCAAGGCTGTGGTCTTACCGGGTAAAAACGCTTCTGAAGATGAAGTCTCGGCATTTAGGAAAGCAATAGGTGTTCCTGATTCTGAAGATGGGTATGAATTTCCACAAGCTGTAGATGGACAAGAGTTGCCGGAAGAAACGATAGCCGCCCAGAAGGAATGGGGTAAATTGTTTCAGGACAACAATATTTCCAAGACAGCGGCGAAGAATATTTTATCTGCTTATGAACAATTCAAGGTTTCTGAAGCTGAAGCGAGATTGAAAGCTGATGAAGAATTTGCGGAAGAAACCCGGGAATATCTTAAATCCCAGTGGAAGGATGAATATGATAAGAACCTTATTATAGCATCCAAAGCTGGAGAACAGGTATTTGGGGATATGTATGAGGATGTTAAAAAGATAGAAACCAAGGATGGTAAGTTCATTATGGATCATCCTGCTATTGCCATGGCTTTTGCCAAGATAGGAAGGGAAATGGGTGAAGGTGTTTTAGGAGAAGCACTTTCAGACGATCAAAAGGATTCTCTGAAAGATCAGGTTGATACTGCTAGAGCCAAGAGAAATGAAGCTCATGCAAAAGGTAATAATAAGGAAGCAAGAAAATGGGATCAAAGAGAAAGGGAACTTCTGGAAAAATTATATCCGACTGCATAAAAACGTTTGAAAATAATATAAATTGTTGATAGTTTAATGCTAGGAGTTGTGTGCATCCGCACACGACTCCTAGCATGGTGGCTACCCGGATTCCCGGCCCCGCCAAAAAGTAGTAAAAAAATCCGCATGACCGATGCCCCACTAGACGTATAAACGGCCCCTTCTAGGCTTCCCGTCTACTGAAATAGTGGCTTCCAGAGGACTTGCACATTAAAAAGTTCTTTAAATTCACTATGGAGATAGACGAATGTCCACTTCAGTAAATAATGCTTTTATCACGCAATATGAGCGTGATGTCCATGATGTGTTCCAGTTAAATGGATCACGCATGAAACCTTCTGTTCGTTTTAAATCAGGAGTAAATGGTTCTAGCACTACATTCCAGAAAATCGGAAAAGGTACTGCTACAACTAAAGCTCGTCACGGCACAATCACTCCCATGAACCAAACCCACACGGCGATCAGTTGTTCGTTGAGTGATTTTTATGCGGGTGATTGGGTTGATAAACTCGATGAAGCGAAGGTCAACATTGATGAGCGCATGGCGATTGCCCGAGGTGGTGCAATGGCTCTGGGCCGAAAAGTTGATAGTCAAATTTTTACCACGCTTGATGCGACATCTCAAAGTGCGGTTTCAATTACTGTAACTTCTTTTGCCGCTGTTAAGAATGGTCTTCTTCAAATGGTAGGTGATACGATTCGACTGGACTCTTATGAGCCCGGACGAATGTATGGTGTTCTCTCCCCGGTTGGTTGGGAAAGAGCAATGTCAATAGATTCTTTTGCTAGGGCTGAATATGTTGGTCCGGAAGGAATGGAATATACCAAAGGGGCTCCTATGGGCGCACCTCGATTCAAGGACTGGATGGGCATCAAATGGATGGTTCATTCTGCCAACCCGGGAGTAGGTACTTCAACTTCCAAGATTTTTGTATGGAATCAGGATGCGGTTGGATATGCCGCTGGAGATGTCCCTGCCAACCTCGCTGGAACAATGTCCGGTGAATCAAGTGTTGGTGCGGATATTACTTGGCATGGTGACAGGGCCGCTTGGTTTATTAATCATGCAATGTCCGGCGGTTCAGCAATGATTGATGATACGGGTGTTATCGAAGGAAACATGGATGACACTGCCGCTCTTGCAACCTCTTAATCTTGGAGATTTAATATTATGGCTTATACATCAGGTAATTTGGTTCTTATCGGCGGTGGGAATGGTTATAACCATTACCGATATGACACTTTAGACGCACATACGACTGTGGATGGTGCGGGATATTTCAACAATGATGATGATGATCTTAACCTTGCAGTGGGTGACATCATTGATGTTGTTGTTTGGTCTACTGCCATCCGTACCGGGACTATCAGTACATACGGCTCACACGTTGTAAATGCTGTTTCTTCTGGTTCTGTTGATTGTTCTAATGTCACTGCTGGAACTGTTACCGACAGTGACTAACCTTATGAGTGGCCCTCTTTATGGGGGCCACTTTTTAGTTTTACCCTTCCTGTTCAGGCAAGGCATATATTCTATTTGCAATGTTTGAATACTGTTCATCTTTAATGGAGTTTTTATGAGCGACCATAGAGCATTAGCACATAAGTTAACACGGAGCGAAGATGGGACTTTTGGCAGTAGTTGGAATTATACCTGTGATCAACATCCTTTAAATTATTGTTTGGAGCCTAATTATTTTTCGTCTTTGATTGGTAATTTTTTAATTGGAGACACTTTAAGGCTTACTGAAATCCGTGATGATCGTGTGTATTCAACGTGTCTGGTTATGATTGTGTTTAAGGATACATTAGTGGGCGAAGTGGAAGTGCAAAAGATTTCTGACATTGTTACTTTTAAACATACAATTCCCGCTAAGAAAGAAGAAAAGGTAGAACCTATTCCAGAATATATCAAGGGTGATGGGCAAGTGGAATGGGACTACAAGAAAAGAATTTATCAGATTAAAGAACAGGGCATGGTTATAGCTGAAACCAAGAATAAACAAACGGCCCATGCCATTGCCCGTGGAGATAAACCTATTCCGGTAGCTTGCTAAATGCCAAGTAAAGTGGATGTTGCAAACAGAGCATTGCGAATGGTTGGTGCGACAAGAATAACTTCTTTCACTCAAGGAACACCAAGCGCAAATGCTGTGAATGATATTTATGATGAAGTCTTAAAAGAATTACTGGCTTCTGCTGAATGGAAGTTTGCCAAAAAAAGGTCAAATTTGGCTCGGTCTTCTACGACTCCAGTTTATGAATATGATTACGCTTACGCTCTGCCATCAGACTGGTTGAGAACTGTTGATGTTCACAACAATGATAATGGCATAGGTAATTTTAAATATAGGGAAGCACAGGTTGGATCTCAAAATGTTTTAGAGACAAACGAAGAACAGGTTTATTTAACTTATGTTTATTTTGAACAAGATCCAAACTTGATGACCCCAACTTTCAGGACTGCTTTATCTACTGCTTTGGGCAGAGATTTAGCAGTACCTTTAAGTGAGTCTGGAACACTTCAGACAAGATTGGAAAGTCGAGCAACTCGATCCCTGTTTAAAGCAATGTCTGTGGATGCAATTGGATCTACACCAAAAAGCAGACCTCAAGGGTCTTGGGCAACGGCTAGATATGGGTGGAGATAGATGCCCAAGTTACATGATTTAAAAATTAGTAGTAATACTGGGGAAATAACTCCCCGGTTACACGCAAGAGTGGATTTCAACAAGTATTCTTCCTCTTGTGAAACGATGGAAAACATGATCCCACTTGCTGAAGGTGGGGCCATGAGAAGAGCGGGAACCCGGTATGTAGCAGAGCTTAAAAGTTCCGCTGTTAAGGGAAGGTTGAAAAGGTTTGAATATTCAACCACCCAGAGCTACATCATTGAAATGGGAGAACAGGCTTTTCGGTTCTACAGGAACCAAGGCCAGATAGTTTCCCAGAACATAACAGCTTCAATAACTAACGGAACTTTTGATTCAAACATAACTGGGTGGACAGATCAATCCGGATCGGGATCATCTATCAGTCACGATTCTACCAATAACCGGATGAGTCTGGTTTCAAATGGAACAACTAATGCTCATGCAGAACAACAAGTAACAAATTCTTCAGCAATTGAACATATTTTAAGGTTCCGGGTTTATGGATGCCCGGGAGATGTTGTTAAATTAAGAATAGGAACTTCTTCAACCGGAGCCCAGATCGTTGATGATTTTGAAGCTTCAGTCGGTTTTCACACATACGCTTTTACCGCTACGGCGGCTAACTTCTATGTGCAGTTTTTACATTCGACTGGTAAGACACTCGGCATTGATGATGTTTCGTTAATTGATAATTCCCCGGTGGAGCTAACAACTCCATATACGGAAGCACAGTTATTTAATGTTGGTGGACCCCAAAGTGCAGATGTTCTTTACTTGTTTCACGGGTTACACCCAACATACAAATTAGAAAGAAGGGGCCACTCAACTTGGTCATTGGTAGAAGTTGCTTGGCAAGACGGCCCTTGGGACGAAGTAAACACTACTTCAACAACATTAACTCCTTCAGCCACTTCAGGGTTGGGAGTTACCACAACCGCTTCTTCAACTACCGGGATCAATGGAGGAGATGGTTTCAAAAGTACAGACGTTGGTAGGTTGGTCCGAATCGACAATCCTTCATCTGGGGTAGATTGGGGATGGGGGATTATAACCGAGTACACATCAACTACTGCTGTGAAGGTAGATATTAAAAGGAATTTTTTAAGCACCAATGCGGATACCCGGTGGAGACTGGGATCTTGGTCTGAAACGACAGGTTATCCGGCTGTTGGTGCTTTTTATGAACAACGGTTAACAGCGGCAAATACAACGAATCAACCCCAGACGTTTTGGATGTCAAACACGGGGGATTTTGAAAATCATTCCCCGGACAGTGCAAACACATCTGGAAACTGGGATGGAACGGTACAGGATGATGATTCGATTGATTTTGAAATATCTGCCGATAATGTTAACGCTATTAGATGGTTGTCGGCTGGAGAGGATACCCTTTCCATTGGGACTTCTGGGGGTGAGTGGATACCGAAGTCGGACGGGATTGTTTTAACCCCGTCCGACATTTCGGTACGAAGACAGACCACCCATGGTTCCGCACCGATTGATCCTGTTCGAGTAGACAACATTGTGTTGTTTACGCAAAGAGCAAAAAGAAAGATTCGGGAGTTTGGATTTACTTTTGAAACGGATGGTTTCAAAGCGTTTGACATGACCCGGCTGGCCCAACACATTACCCGGGGAGATGTTGTTGAACTTGCTTTTGCGGAAGAACCTGATTCTCAATGTTTTGTTGTTAGAGGTGATGGACAGCTTCCTACAATGACCTTCAGGAGACAGGAAGATGTTGTTGGTTGGGCAAGACAGATATTGGGCGGGTCTTTTGGGAGTGGTAACGCTGTGGTGGAAAGTGTTGCATCCATACCGGGTACAAATGGATCAGGGCAAACGCAAGACTCAACAAACAGGGATGAAGTCTGGGTTATTGTTAAACGAACCATCAACAGTGCAACCAAAAGATATGTTGAAATGTTTGAAAGGGATTATGAACAAGGCCATGACCAAGAAGATGCCTATTATCTCGATTCGATACTGACTTATGACGGTGGATCTACATCAACGATTACGGGGTTATCTCATCTTGAGGGTAAAACTGTGGGGGTGTATGCAGACGGAGCTATTCAGTCGGATAAAACGGTGTCGAGTGGTTCGATATCTCTTGACTCTGCCGCTTCGGTTGTTCAGGTAGGATTGCGATACGCTCATTTATATAAAACGCTAAAGATTGAAGGTGGAAACCCGGTAGGAACAGCAATTGGTAAGAAGAAAAGAATTCATGGAATAACGGTAGCTGTGATGGATAGTCTGACTTTAAAGATAGGACCTGATACAGATAATTTGCAAAACTTGGATTTTAGAAAGATATCAGATCCTATGGATTCAGTAGCCCCTTTGTTTACAGGGGAAAAATTTATTGAGTTTGAAGGAGACTGGGAAACAGACACACGGATGGTAATTCAAAGTGATGACCCGGCTCCTTTTGTTTTACTGGCATTGGCTCCAGAAATAGAAATTAATTCAACGGTGTAATTTATGGCTAAGTGGGGTCCTATATTAATGGGTGCGGCGGTTGGAGCGGGAGTATCTGCCGCTACAGGTGGTGATCCTCTCAAGGGTGCGTTGATGGGAGGAGTTGGTGGGGCTATTGGGGGTACTGATTTTGGTGCTTTGAGTGGTACGGGTAAAGGAGTGGTTGCGGGTAAAGCTGGTGGAGCTTCTTTAGGCGGCGGTTTTACTGGTGTTGGGGCTGAATCTGCCGCTGGCTCTATGGTTACTGGTGCAACTGGTGGTGGGACTGGTGGACTTTTCGGAATGAGTACCGGGCAACTTGTAAGTACGGCTTTTCAAGGGGCCGGGTTGCTATCTTCCGCAAGTGGACAGGCACAAAGCGGTTTGAACACAGAAGCGCAAGCAAAATTTCAAGCGCAACTTGATGAACAGCTTGGCACAAGAAAAGAAGATGAATCAGAACAAACTCAACGAGATTATTTAACGGCACGGGCCTATGACATGGGAACTCAACGCTCTTTGCTTGGGCGAAGCGGTGGGAACCCATACAAAGGGTCTTTGTTAAACGTTCAGGCCGATTATGCCGGGGAAGTTGCTTATCAATCGGCAAAGATTTTAAACCAAGGGACAGTTACTTCAACCCGATTACAAAATCGAGCCGCTTTAACAAGAATGGCTGGAACAAGTGCAAGAAGAGCCGGGTTCCAAAGAGCGGGTGGAACCGTTCTATTGGGTGGATCTCAAATGGCTTCTAACTTTTTCGTTTAAACAACAGGTTTATTTATGGCAAATCCTAAATTACCATCAAGAAGTAATTTTAGAACAAGAACCCGGAGAGGAGGAAGTAAAACTTTTGATGCTACGGATGTTCCTCAAGTGAGAACCAGTTCAGATCCGGGTCAATCGGCTCCCCCAAAAGGTGTTTTTGGGGAATATGAAACAGAAACTCTTGCCAGTATGGGTGAAGGTTTGATGAATTTGGGTACTCAAATTAATACAGTTAGTACCAAGCTAAAACAAAGAGAAGATGACAGATTTTTGTTGCAAGCGGAGGAAGAAATTGGAACTAGGCTTACAACTTTAAAAGATGAATCTATAGAAGCTTTGGATTTAAGTGATTCAGACAACATTAAAGGACTGAATGGCAAAGTAGAGAATTATTTAAAAGAATATGATGGAAAGGCTTCAAAGTTAAATTTAAGCCCTAATTCACTTTATAAATATGAATCTTTAAAACATAAACTAAAAAACACCTTTGCTGTAAATATTGCGAAAGAAAAAACAGCGATAAATCATCAAAGAGATCAAGGAAGGGTTTATAGTTTATCTGATGATATTGGCCTAGATCCAGATAAGGATGTTGACCATATAGCAGACAACTTTTCTGAATTTGATCAAGGGTTTGATTCACAATACGCATCTTTATTTGATGAAAAAATTGAGCCTGAACTAAAAAGACAAGGGAAGCAAAGAATTTTTACAAGGAAAATAGACCGCTTGTTAAATGAAGAGACTGAAAAAAATCTTTTAAAAGTTAAAAGATATTTGCATGATCC